CAAAATAAATATGAATGTATCAAAAAATTAGTTAGCAAAATACAGGAATTTCACGACGGAGAATAACATGGTTGATTTTCATGAGATGGAAGAAAAAGAAAAAAAGCCGCCAGTAGATGTCGATTCTGTACCGATAGTCTGTACAAATTGCGACAGTAAGCTACTGACTGTTAAAAAAGTTAAAGAGGCTCCCACTACGATCAAAATTAGAGCCAGTTGCTGTTTTTGTGGAGACAAGACCTTTTATAAAGAAGCTTCTGGAGCTTTTTATCTTTCTGCCGAACCCAATGTATTTCTAGAGGGGGTAAACGAAGAAGGAGAAGCCCACCACTTTATCGTAACAACAAAGGAAAAAGACGATGGCGAGGCATGAAAACGAGAAGCTGGATTTTGAACTGCCAGACCCCTTACAGATAACAGTTGCTGGATTCACAACAGAAGTCAAGGCATGTGAGGAAGACAGTCAAAAATGTTACGCCAAAAGAGTGATGAAACAAAGAGGATCAGAAGTGTCTACGACCTACTATTTAAAGTTTGGTAGGGGTAGAATTTTTGACCCTTGGGGTACGCATTCTGGCAGGGAAAAATCTGCTGATCTGGAATGGAAAAAGGTAGCGTCTACAGTTTTTGATAAGTACTATAAATATCTAGCCACCAGAAGCACTAGACATTTAACACAAGCAGAGAGGATGATAATCGATGACCACAAAACATAAGGGGCCGTTGTCTAAGGTCGAGAAGTTTTACATAGAAAACAATAAAGATAAAAAAGCTTCCGAATTAGCAAAAGACTTGGGTAGAAACCAAAAAACAATAACAAAATACATCGATTCAATCGAAGTTGTCAAGAAGCACATAGCTAAATCTAAAAGCGAAGGTCAACCAACCGCCGGGGAACTTATGGCCAAAAACGAGAAATATGGGGTGTCTATCATGACACAAGAAGCGTCTATGGCTGGAGAAGGCCCTTCATCACCCAAGAATACCTTTAACCCAGATATAATGTCAAAGATCAAGGACGACTGAAAATGGTTTTTGTGTGTTCAGAACCCGACCTATTCACAGCACAGGCGTTTGAATGGGGCACTGTCTGGGTAGCAGAGCTATCCAATGGACTAACCATCTATCAAGACGACGAAAGAGATGGTGTAGAACCCGAAAGTGCTTGGGAGAGACTGGGAATACATTGTAAAGAAAATGGTTTATATGTTATTGACATGTATATTCAAAACGGTACTAATGTAGTTCAGCTTGGAAAAAATCATGAGGGATATTATTTCTGCAAGGGCGCTGGGGGATTTCTTCACGGGGATGGTAGAACGTACCATACGTACATCGTGGGAACCCTAAACGACGATCTATTACAGGTTGTCCACTACAATGTTCCAGAAATGACAGTGAATTTCACAGAAACAAGAGATTCAGACTCTGCTGGCATATGTTTGATCACTAAACCGGGTGTATTAAGTGACGAGAAAAAGAAGTAATAAAAGCAGGTACAAATCCCCCTCCACTGGAGAATATTGCACAGCCGCCCAATACATAGCTGAAACAGTCTGTCAAAGACAGGCTGAGAAGGATAATGTTGGAACCCCCGCCTATAAATTTTGGAACACAGAAAAATGGAAAAAATCCTACACTCATCAAATCGTTCTGGCTAACCGCCTTGTCAAAAAACATGACGAGAGAGCAATCATAAAGGCTCTGAATAGCGGTAGAGGAAAGTCTATATATTCTCTAAGATTTCCCGGCCTAGAAGACCTGATCGTAAAAGAAGAACAAATTCTACAACGATCAGACGCACAAGACCCCATTAGCGTAGAAGATATAGAAACAGATAGCAAGCCAAGAAAACCCTTTGGAAACAAGAGCACTCTCTCCAAACTAAGAGACCTAGACAATGAATGAATATTACGACAAGGTAGAAAAAGATATCATTAAGAAGTATGGCGAGATTATGATTGATTCTAATCTCGTGATAGAAGAAGACATACTGACGGTTCCTATCAGCCCTGCCATAGACATTGGTCTAAATGGTGGGATTCCAGAAGGCAGTTGGGTTATTTTGTCTGGTGCTCCTAAGTGCGGCAAAACCACCACCGCCCTACAAATAGCCGCTAATTGTCAAAAAGAAAAATACGGTGGCAGGATGGTATATTATCTCAACGCCGAGGGCAGATTCAAAAAAATGAACCTAAGCGGCGTAGAGGGGTTAAATCCTGACAAGTTAAAACTAATACAGTCCACTCAGGGTAACATCTTAACAGCAGAAGACTTCCTGACTATCGCAACCAACATCATCAAGGATCATCCGGGCTGCGTAGTCATTATAGATTCCGCCTCGGCTTTGTCTCCAGAGAAAGAGATGCTCAACGAGATCAACGGTCAAACCAGAGCGGGTACTCCCAAACTATTATCTTCGTTTTGCAAACAAATGGGAACCGTTGTTCCTATTCAAAACACCATCATTATTATTATCCAACACTTAATCGCCAACACCAGTGGGTATGGAAAGGCTTATATTGAAGATGGTGGGCAGAAAATCAAATACCAGTCTGATATTAAGCTAAGGGCCAAGGGGGTTAAGAAATGGAGCGTTGGAAACTCCGACACCCCAATTGGACAGATAATTTCTTGGACCGTAGAACATTCTGCCTTGGGTCCACCGGGAGCAGTAGTAGATAGCTATCTTAGATATGGCAAGGGTATTGATAGTGTGTGCGAATGGATCAATTTAGGAGCAGATTTTGGCCTGATCTCTAAAGCTGGAGCTTGGTTCACATGCAACTTTATGGAGGATCATGAAGAAGAAGCCAAAGCTATGGAGTTTGATCCCGCTACTAAATTTCAGGGGCAAGAAAAGCTATATCAATTCCTACACGGAAATCCCGACATCTTAAAATTACTAGAATCCGATATTAAAGCCATGCTATGAAAATAACTGGACTAGACGGCAAAACTTATACATGGAACCTTACTAATCACGTTCCATATAAAGATGACAATAGGCCGCGCTCACAACACCATATACGCGCAAAATCCCTCTTGACTCGTGAGTTCCCCTACGATAGAATACTGGAGGAGGTTCCTCTGCCGGGGTGCGGGCTGTTTGCGGATTTCTATATCCCCAAGAGAACACTAATGATTGAGGTTCATGGATCTCAGCATTATGAGTTCAATTCTTTCTTTTTTAAGAGCAAGGCAGACTTCTATAAGGCTCAGGCAAGAGACAGACAAAAAGCTAACTGGGCCAACCTAAACAATATCACCTATGTAGAATTACCACATACAGAGAATGATGATGAGTGGAGAACAAGAATCTTTAACGACGGCCAAAGATAAATTAGCACATTTTGAAAAGCTAATTGACTCTTATCTGGTTAAGCAGGGAGTACACAAACTTGAATATAATGAGGAAGCGCTCAAAGTATTACAAATGAAAAGCTTTGAGCTTAAAGCTCTCACAAGTCAAGAATGTGGAGAGCTAGCTTTTACCCTTGCTCAATACGCATTGTATGTACAACAGCAGATCAACGAGCAAACAGCCAGAATCAGTTGGGCTAAAAACAACATCAAAAGTATGGTAGCTAAAAATTCAGGACAATTTGACAGGTATACGAAATACGAAGAGAAAGAGTACTCTGTCATAACTAGCGACGAACACGCTGGTAAAATAAACGATATATTGAGCTATGCTCAGGCTGTTGCTGACAGGCTCTCATACATGGCCGGAAGAATACAATCGCTAAGCAACACTCTAATAGAGTTACAACGGAGCAAACGGAGAGCAGACAATGTCAAATAAATGGATGGAGGCTATATACACGTTTACTGAGAGTGTTAAGGAAGGGATTTTGACAAACGATATGGATCTCGTAGCAGAGGCTTTGCAAGAGTTTACAGGAGAAGAACTGGCTGGCATGACGGTCGAAGATATAAATGTGCCTCCCACTCTCGAACAACCGGTAGAAAAAAATCCAGAAGACTTCACTATGCCGGTATCAGATGATGTGGAGTCTACTAGACAGCGCCTTACGAAACGAAAGGCTCTAGATTTAACGGAGAGGCAAAATGTGTTTACAGACGACGGCACTATAGAAGTAGATGAGGTTGGATCAGAACTCATCGACGATTCCGTAGCAAAGCCGGTAAAAAGAACAAGGAAGCCCGCTAAAGGATTGATCAATATCAATTGCCATGTGTGTGGGAAAGTAGAACTAATTCACCCGTCGCTCAACAAAGAGCATTACAGGTGTGATTCTTGTTGCAAGGGTTAAAACATTATGGGTTCAGTATTAAATGATGCGGCAGCAGAAAGGGCTGTGTTATCTGGTATCTGTCAATATGGATCGGAAGCGTTTGTTGATGTTGACGATGTAATATCTCCAAGTGCTTTTGTTTATGAATCCAACCAGATGATATACAAGTGCCTTAGCAAGGTTCTTGCAGACAGTAGCCAAGTAGACATTTCTTCCATACTTTCTGCCGCCACAGAGCTAAATTTTCACGAAATTCTTAACTCTAAAAAAGAACTTGAGTATCTAAGGTCTGTTTTTAATTTTCCCATCCATCTTGAGAATGTCCGCAAACACGCAGTCAAAATAAGAAAACTGGAATTTGCCAGAACAGTACAAAAGCAAATCAAACAAGCCTACACAGACCTCTCCGATGTTACGGGAGAAGAAACTGTAGACGAAATTATATCGCTAGCTGAAAGCCCTATTTTTGAATTATCGAATTCTATCAAACAGGGAGGGGATGACCGACCATCTCTTGTCTCTGAAAACATTGATGACTACATTCAACACCTAGAAGACAATCCAGTAGATATGCTGGGTATCAGTAGTGGGTTTTCCAGATTCGATACTGCTATAGGGGGCGGGCTTCGCAGAAAATGTGTTGATCTAATTGCCGCCAGACCAAAGGTTGGTAAAAGCATGTTTGGAGACAATGTTGCTCTCCACGTTGCTGGTGTTTTAGATGTCCCCGTCTTGATGCTAGATACTGAGATGTCAAAAGAAGATCATCTCAATCGCATCGTTTCTAATATAAGTAAGGTTCCAATCAACACTATATCTACAGGCAGGTTTTCTAAAAGCGCCATCGAAAAAGAAAAGGTTCGCGCTGCCGCAGAAAAATTAAAGGACATTCCATACAGCTATATCAGCATTGCCGGAAAGCCGTTTGAAGAAACCCTATCCATAATGCGGAGATGGATTGTTCAAAATGTAGGCTTTGATGAAAACGGGAGAACAAACGACTGCCTAATAGTGTATGACTATTTGAAACTGATGACCTCTGATAGTATTGGTGCGAGCCTTCAGGAGTTCCAAGTTCTAGGGTTTCAAATAACATCCTTGCATAACTTCTGCGTTCAATACGATTGTCCCTGTTTGTCATTTGTTCAGCTTAACAGAGACGGTATTACAAAAGAGTCCACCGACGTGGTCAGCGGGTCTGACCGGTTGATTTGGCTCTGCACCAGTTTTTCTATATTCAAAAATAAATCGGACGAAGAAATAGCAGAAGACGGCGTAGAGAACGGAAACAGAAAATTAGTACCGCTGGTATCTCGTCATGGGCCGGGCTTGAACGATGGCGACTATATTAACATGTCCATGAAAGGGGATGTGTCTAAGATTGATGAAGGTATCACGCGCAATGAATTGAAGAAAAATGGAAAACAAGATAACCAAGGTTTTGTGGTAGATGAAGACAAAAGCGAACCAGTACCATTCTCAGAAGAATAACAGGCAAGAAATCATAGCCATATCGCATCAATTAACAGAAAGAGTGCCAGAGCTACTTTCTCATTTTGATATTGAATATGAGGTCTATGACAACCGAGTGACGTTTGCCTGTCCTATTCACGGTGGTGACAACCCAACGGCCCTGAGTATCTTCACTGATGGAGACTCTACGAAGGGAAACTGGCAATGTTTTACACACCATTGTGAGTCTCAATACAAACAAGACATATTAGGGTTTGTTCAAGGGCTTCTTAGCTCCAGCACCGACGAAGAAGTTAATTTTGGGGGGACTCTTAAATTCGTAAAAGAGTTCCTAAACTTTTCGTTAAGCGATGTCAACATTGACGAATATCAACAGATTACCCTTGCGGAGAGAGCTAATAACATCTTTTCCAAAAAGATAGAACATAAAGGTATCGTAGCAAGAGAAGAGATAAGAAGCAGGATACAAATACCAGCACCATACTATATCAACAGAGGCTTCTTGCCGGAAACACTAGATAGGTTTGACGTTGGATTCTGTTCGACTCCTAACAAACCCATGACCGGCAGGGTGGTGGTCCCTGTTTATGATGACACTCACGAAGTAATGATAGGTTGCGTAGGCAGGGCTGTCAAGCCAAACTTTGAGCCAAAATGGTTAAACAGCAAAGGATTCAATTCTGGAGCTTCTCTCTACAACTATTGGCATGCCAAAGACCATATTTTAGAAAGTCAGGTGGCTATTTTGGTTGAGGGGCAAGG